CCAGTTATTGATTATCTGCATAGTTGCTGGACTTGAAAGCACATCTACCATACAAATTGACAATTCTAACATTTGCTCATTACACCAATTTACCAAATTTACCAAAGTTTCTTCTGTTACTGTTTCATAAGTCATTGTGTATCTCCTTTGTTTAACACAAATACTGTATAACAGTGATTCTATGCGGTGTCAATAAGACTTTTTAAAAAGCATAAATACTATTGTAAACGAATTGTTTACGTAAACAATTAAACTTGCACAGCAAGGTATCACTCTATGGAGGAAACATGAATACTGAAGATAATCAGGAAATTGAAGCAACAGAGGCTTCACCAAGTAATTCTCTGGATAGTAATGAAAGTAAAGGCTTTTCACAAGAAGAAGTCAATCGTATTGTAGCGGACAGAGTTGCAAGAGAACGTAAAAAGTTCGAAGGTATCGATGTTGACCAATACAAGAATTGGCAGACACAAGAGGAAGAGCGTAATGTGGAACAACAGAAACAACGAGGCGAGTTCGATAAGGTAATTAAAGAACAAGCAGAGAAGTTTCAATCACGCATTGGTGAATTGGAAAATACACTAAAACGTGAGAAAGTAGACGGTGCTTTATTGAATTCAGCGGCATCATTGAAATCAGTTGCTCCAACACAAGTTGCAGACTTGTTAAAGAACCGAGTTCGTTTAAACGAACAAGGAGAAGCAGAAGTTGTCACAGAAGATGGCACGCCCGCTTACTTAGATAATGGTTCTCAGATGCAAGTAAAAGACTTAGTGTCAGAATTTCTTACTACTAACCCGCACTTTGCGGCACCATCTCAATCTGGGACAGGTAGTCAAAGCAAAGTAGGAGGCTCGTCAACTTCACAAGAAGTAGACATTACAAAACTAGATATGAGTAACCCAAATGACAGAGCAAAATATGCCGAGTTAAGAAAAAAGCAGGGTATCTCATAATTGTATAAAGCCAATATAAAGGAGAATTATCATGGCAAATTCAACAACAACAACTTTAAATGACCTACTGCCGTTAATTACCGCAGAGGCCCTGTTCCAAGCACAGGAACAATCAATTATGCGTAACTTGGTTCGCAACTATACTATTCCAGCAGGTTCTGGTAAAAGCATCGTTGTTCCTACATACGCACCAGTGGCTGCACACGCAGTTAACGAAGGCACTGATTTAGCAACACCATATGAATCAGACGGCACAGGTGGTAACCCACAAGCAATCGCAACAGGTGGTGTAACTATCACTGTTGGTGAAGTTGGTATTATGACTAACGTAACTGACTTAGCAAGAGTTTCATCAGCATCAAACGTAATCGCAGATGTTGGTAAACTATTTGGTAACGCTATCGCTAAAAAGATGGACCAAGACTTAATCGCACAGTTCGCCAACTTTGCAACAGCAAACGACATTGGTTCAGCATCAGCGGCAATGTCTGCGGCTGATATCTTTAAAGCAATCGCTTTATTGCGTCAAGCAGGTGTTTCAGGCGCAGATATCTTCTGTGTTGTTAACCCACTAGTAGCATACGATATGAAATCAGGTCTAACTTCTACATTTGCCGGTCACGCAGGTGACTTATCAAATGAAGCAATGAGAACTGGTTATGTCGGAACAGTTGCAGGTGTTAACGTATTTGAATCAGCGAATGTTCCACACACAACTGGTGATTCAGTTGGTGGTGTATTCCACAAAGACGCACTAGGACTAGCAATGATGCAAGACATTTCAATCGAAACGGAACGCAATGCTTCATTACGTGCAGACGAGTTGGTGGCCACGGCTACCTACGGTGTTGGTATGTTATTCGACACATACGGTTGTCAAATGACTGCGGATTCATCAATCGTAAATCCATAATCTAATATTAGATTAGTAGTAGAGGGGGTTAATTCTCCCTCTACATTTAACTCGTATAAGGAGAACACACATGGCAATGAGTAGCGATAGTGATTTATTAGTTTATCAACCAGAAATACTACAATATGGTATTGATGAATTTACTTCTGAACATGCAAAAGCAAAAGCCGACATTTTACGTAGAGTGCGTGATGAATGGTGGTCTCGTGCAAAACATTTATACACTAATACAACATTAAACATCAATGAACTAGATGAATCTAAATTAACAGAATCACAGTTCACTCGTTGTGCAGTATATCGTGTTCTTTCTGAATATGCTTTACCACAGTTGACCAAATGGAATGCTGAAGGTGATGAAGACAAGTTTCAAGTAATGATGTCTCATTATAACAAAAAGTATAATGAAGAATTTGAATCAATCTTGCGTGATGGTGTAGAATATGACTTTGATGGCGATGCTACAGTAGAAGTTGGTGAGAAACAACCAATGCATACACGAAGGTTAGTAAGATAGTGGCAAACGTTACTATCAATTATAAGAAATTTAAAAGTGACCTTAGACACTTTAAATCTAAGATAAAAAGAGCAATACCAAAGGCTCTAAATAGAAGTGGTGAGAAAACAAAACAGATTATCCTTGATAGAACAGCAAGAGGTGTTGGACTCAATGGAGCATTTAAAAAGTATAACTCTAACTATAGAGATTATAGAAAAAAAGAAGGTAGAGGCATAAAACCAGACTTAAACTTTTCTGGTAGAATGCTTTCTAATATTGACGTTGAGAAAGTTAGCACAAACAAAGTGTTGGTTAACTTTAAGCGTAAAGAAGAAGAAAAGAAAGCAATGATAAACAACAAGACTAGACCGTTTTTCGGTGTTAGACCACAAGAAGAAAAGTTTATTGTAAATGCTTTTTTAAAACAGTTTGAGAGAGACCTATGAGCGACATCAAGACTAGTTACAGAGAAAAGATAGCAAGTGATATTGAAACGTCAGTCAAGGCTATCAAATTAACAAAATTCGTATCACGTAATATGTTTGAAATAGACGAATTAAGTGATGCACAGTTTCCGGCAGTTTTAATTACATCTGGTAGTGAATTGAAAAATGATTTATCAATGGGTTATGAACGACAGGGAACTATTGAATACGTTTTAACTGGTTTCGTAAAAGGCAAGTATCTTGACACAGCGAGAAACAAACTGTGTGACGAGTTAGAACAGAAATTGTATGAGGATGTAACCCGAGGTGGGTATGCAATCGATACGATGGTAACGGAGATTAATACTGATGAAGGTGTTATCTTTCCGCTTGGCGCTATCCAAATGATAGTGCGAATTGAGTATATTCACCCTAAAGGTGATTTAGACAAATAACATAAATTGGAGACAAACAATGGCAATTTTAAAAGGTAAAGACGGAACTGTTTCTATCGGTGGCAATTCAGTTGGTGACGTATCATCTTGGTCAGTATCTATCGAAACAGACACATTAGAAACAACAGCAATGGGAACAGCGGGTTGGAAAACACACGTTGGTTCACTACAATCATGGAGTGGTTCAGTTGAACTATATCTAGCCGACAATGCAACAGTATCAACGTATACTGCAGGCACAGATGCGGCAGTAGTTCTAACAGACGGAACTTCAGGTAACACATACACAGGAACAGCAATCGTAACATCAGTTTCAGTTGATGTTGGTGTTGCAGACCTAGTAACCATGACACTAGACTTAACTGGTGATGGTGCATTGGCGTTATCTTAATAAAACACACAGGAGCCTACAATGAGTGTAATTAATAATGCAAAGACGCATTTCAAAACTAAACTAACGGATAAGTTAGAATGGGTAGTTGTCCCAGAATGGGATAACGCTAAAGTCTATTTTAAATCATCCGCAAACTTAAAGCAGACAGAAGAAATCGTTGCTCTATACCGTGAGAATAAAGTCGCTGAGGCACTAGTCGCAGTTCTTATTTCAAGAGCATTAAATGAAGACAAGTCTAAAATGTTTACTATGGCAGACAAGTTCGATTTGATGAACAACGTTGACCCAGAAGTAGTTACGAATGTTGCTACTCATATTCTGAATTCAGAACCAAAAGCGGAAGACGTTTCGGGAAACTAAACAAGGATGCTGACTTATATTTTGTGTATCAGTTAGCAGAACATTTACATAAGACAGTAGATGAGATTATGGAAATGTCAGCATCCGAGTTTATAGGATGGGGTGAATACTTTAGGTTAAAAGATAAGAGGAGCAAGAGAAAACATGGCAAGCACTAGCATTGAAATTGAAATCAAAGCACTGGACAAAGCCAGTAGAGTCCTCGATAAAATGGAGAGAGGTCTTACTCCTATTAACAGAAAGGTCGGAAAACTAGATAAGCAATTCGACAAAGTTGATAAGAGCATTAAGAAGACATCTGGTTCTTTCAGTAAAATGAAAGGTCTACTAGCAGGAGCAATTACTGTTGGTGGTATAACTATGTTTGGTAAATCTGTATTTGATGCAAGTTCAAAAGCAGAAGACTTAAAGATTGCACTTGAAACTGTTACAGGTTCAGCAAAAGGGGCAGATGATGCCTTTAAGTTTATCAGAAGTTTCACAGAAAAAACTCCATTCGAAGTTGACCAAGTTTCAGAAGCATTTATGAAACTAAAGTCTGCTGGACTTGACCCAAGCACAGAAATGATGACAATGCTTGGTGATGTTGCGGCAGTGTCAAGTGATAAAGTCGGGGCATTACAAGCCGTAACAAACTTGTATTCAAGAACAGTTGCTGGTGGTATGGGTGTAGAAGAACTAGACCAACTTGCAGATAGAGGTATTCCAGTATACGACATTCTAACTAAGAAACTTGGTGTCACAAGACAAGAAGTATCAGAGTTTGGTAAAACAGCCGAAGGCGCATTGCAAATGCAAAATGCGTTAAGCGAAGGGTTCAAAGAACGTTTCGGTGGTGGTATGGAACGTGGTGCAGACAGTCTTTCTACAAAAATGTCAACACTAAAAGACACAATGGAAGGCTTGATGATTCAAGTTGGTGAAGGTGGTCTTTCAGACGCAATCAAAAAAGCAACAGGTAGTTTCACGGAGTTCTTAAAAGAGAACGAAGACTTAGCATTAATGTTAGGTGAGAAACTAGGTCAAGCAGTAACATTTGTTACAGATGGTATTATCATGTTATTCGAAAACATGGACAAAGCGGCACCAGTCTTTGAATTGATTGGTTCTATTTGGACAAACATTCTATCACCTGCATTATCATTAGCATTTGATATTATTGTTAAACTATCAGAAGCATTAGCACCGTTAGTAGACACAATCGGTCCAATGGCATCTACAGTCTTTGAAGGTCTTGCTAATATTATGACAGATATTGTCATACCAGCATTCAACACAGTTATCGATACAATCACAAAAGTTGTAGACAAAATCAAATCAATGATTGACTTTATTACAAACGGTATCAACAAAGTAAAAGAATTTGGTGGTGCTGTAGGAGATAAAGTTACTGGTGGATTTTCAAAAGCCGGAGACGCAATCGGTGGTTGGGTTGAAGGTGGTAAAGACAAGATTGGTGGCTTCTATGATTGGGCAGTTGGTAACTCAATTATCCCAGACTTAGTTAATGATATCGGTAAATATATGGATATCTTACCTAAGAAGATGGTTTCACCAATCGAAAAAGCAGTTGATGAATCAAAGTATTCATTCAACAAACTACCAACAGCAATCAATCCAAATGTAATCGCATCACCGTTATCAGGTATGAGTGCAATTGGCAATTTAGGTGGTGGTGGTATGAACAGTGCAAACTCTAATATGAATTTCAATATTAGTAATGTTAACGCTGGCGGTGGTATGGGCGAAATGCAAGGTAAACAAATGCGTCAATACGTTGAAGGCATAGCATTGCAAGTCGCAAACAATTTACTGCGTCAGAATCAAGGATATGGAGGGCTCATCTAATGTCAGTAGCATTATTGTATCAAAACAAATTAAGCACAAGAACAAGTTACACATCAGAACCAAGACATAGATTAGTAGAGTTTGGCGATGGTTACATTCAAAGAAGTCCTTGGGGTCCATATGCAGGTAGACGTAGATTAAGTATTGTGCATGAGCATTTGTCTCAGAGTGAAGCAAACCTATTAATTGCATTCTATGAAACAAGACATGATGATGCAGACTCAATTGAAATAGCATCAAATGAACTATTAATAGACAGTGGTAAATACTACTTAGAAAATTACTCAGTAGAGTTAACAAGTGACGAACTAAGAACTATCACAGCGTCTATGATTGAGGTATTTGGAGAATGAGTGCAACTATACAATCTCAAAGACTTGTTACAGAAGCAGTTGATGAATTGGTTGAATTTGACTTTACATCTATAGGTGGTAGTGCAAAAGTTCACATTTCTGCATCACACGAAGAACTAGTTTATCGTGAATATACAGATGGAGAATTTACTTGGGTTGATGGTAATAGTTACACATTCAAACGAATGGACTTTCAAATATCAGGCGTTCGTTCTGATTTAACAGGTTCTGTCGCAGAACCAACATTAAAGATAGCGGCATACGATTTGTGGCAAATGTCTGATTGGGCAAGTGCTACAAGTGGCTTTGGTCTTATGGACTATCGTGGTCTTAAAGTAAGAAGACAACGCTTGTTTTTCAACACAAACACATATATAACACCACAAGTTTATTATGTAAAACGTGTTGACTCGTTATCAGCGACTACATTGACGTTTACTTTAACACCATCATTAGGCTCTGACAGACTTGACAGACCTAGTGCAAGAAAACTGGAAATATAAGATATGATTAATGAGAATTGGGAAGGTAGGGACTTAGCAGGGTTCATCAAAACAACTCTGGCACAACAAGTGCAGAAGTCTTTGGTTGGAGAGTTTAGTAATTCGTTTGGTGCTAGTAGTTTGCTATCTACTGTCTCCAAAAAAACATCAGACGAAAATAAAGCAAAGATAGCCGATGGCATTGACATGGGTAATCAAGTGCCAAAAGGCATCATCCCAATTATCTATGGACATATTGGTATGTCTAATACTCAATTTGATAACGGACAAGCACCAAGTAGTGTCGATGCTGAAATAGTTGTTCAGAGTATTAAGATGCCAATATCAGAAGGTCCAATTGTAGGAACAGCATTACTAGAAAGTGATGATGTAATGACTGTTCAGACACCAGCAAATTCTGTCAATCATTTAAAAAATGTTATTATTAATGATTCATATGTTATAGACCCAACAACAAATGTTGCTAACTTCAAAGATGTTAAGTTCGAAATGACTTATGGTGATGGAACACT